AGTCACAACGTATCTGCAACAATCAGTTTGAAACCTGAAGATTGGGAATTAGCTGGTGAGTGGATGTGGGAAAACAGAGATTTCTATAACGGTCTTTCTGTATTACCTTACGATGGTGGAACTTATATTCAAGCACCATTTGAAGATTGTACAAAAGAAGAGTTTGAAAGATTATTCGCTAAACTACACTCAATTGATTTGAGTCAAGTTATTGAGTTAACAGACGAAACAGATTTGAGTAGTGAGTTGGCATGTGCTGGTGGAGCTTGTGAAATCAAATAACACACATACAAATATTGATAAGTCAAACAAGGGGGAAGTGATTCCCCCTTTTGACTTTTATATTGAAGATGGAAAATATGTTTTCACGGAACATTATCATTTGAGAAGGGGAAGTTGTTGTGGGAATGGTTGTAGACATTGTCCATATTTTCCTGCTCACAAAAAAGGAAATACAACTATATTTATTAACAATGGCTAATGGTATTACATATGGTTTAAATTTTCCATTTAGAGATTCTCTAAGAGGGGATTACCTACAATTAACTGAACTTGAATCTCAGGAGATAAAAGCTGACTTAGTTCACCTCTTATTGACAAGAAAAGGTTCAAGGTATTTTTTACCAGGTTTTGGTACAAGACTATACGAATTTCTTTTTGAACCATTTGACGGTTTAACTTTTAATGCAATTGAATCTGACATTAGAGATGCAATCCAAAATTTTATGCCAAATTTGTTGGTGAATAATTTAACCATAACACCAGCCGACCCACAAGAAGAAGTTGATATAGCAACAGGACAAAATTTAGTGGGTAGTAGTGAATCATCAGTTTATAGATTTCCTGGTAAAGGAACTGCAGAATACACAGCAAAAATAAGAATAGATTACTCAACAAACAATTCAACGTTTGCTCAAAGTGATTTTGTGATTATCAATATTTAATATAGATGGCAAATAATAGAATATCATACACAACCAGAGATTATCAGGCAATTAGAACTGAACTCTTAAACTATGTAAAAACTTATTATCCTGAATTAATTCAAGATTTTAACGACGCATCAGTATTCTCTGTGTTTATTGATTTAAATGCTGCGGTTGCGGATAACTTGAATTATAATATTGATAGAAGTATTCAAGAGACCGTTTTACAATATGCACAACAAAGGTCATCAATTTATAACATTGCCAGAACATATGGTTTAAAATTGCCAGGTCAAAGACCATCTGTGTCTTTAGTTGATTTTTCAATTACAGTTCCTGCTTTCGGTGATAAAGAAGATGAAAGATATCTTGGTACATTATCAAGAGGTTCTCAAGTTGTTGGTGCCGGTGTTGTTTTTGAAAACGTATATGACATTGATTTTGCATCACCTTACAATTCACAAGGTTTCCCAAACAGATTAAAAATACCAAACTTCAATGCTAATAATGTATTGGTTAATTATACAATAACAAAAAGAGAAATTGTTGTTAACGGTATTACAAAAGTATTCAAACGAGTAATAAATGCAAGTGACGTAAGACCATTCTTTGAATTGTTTTTACCTGAAAAAAATGTTTTAGGGGTTACAAGTGTTTTATTAAAAAATGGTACCGAATATACAAATACACCAACTACTGCGGAATTTTTAGGTTTAGAAAATAGATGGTATGAAGTTGACGCTTTGGCGGAAGACAGAGTGTTTGTTGAGGACCCAACTAAAGTGTCCGACCAACCTGGTATTAAAGTTGGTAAGTACATTCAAACACAAAACAGATTCATTACAGAATATACTCCTGAAGGATTTAAGAAAATGACATTTGGTGGTGGTACCAACACAGCTCAAGACCAATTGAATCAATTTACGACTTTAGGTACTACTTTAGAATTACAAAAATATTCAAACAACTTTTCATTAGGTTCAACACTAACACCAAACTCAACATTGTTTATTCAATATAGAGTTGGGGGTGGATTGGCGACAAACTTGGGTACAAACGTAATCAATCAAATTGGTACGGTATCTTTCTTTGTTAATGGTCCATCTGAGACTACAAACTCTGCGGTTGTCAACTCTTTAAGATGTGTGAACGTAACTGCCGCTGTAGGTGGAGCGGGAATACCATCATTAGAAGAAATAAGAAACTACGTTTCATTTAACTTCTCAGCACAAAAAAGAGCGGTAACCGTACAAGACTACGAATCTTTGATTAGAAATATGCCAGCTCAATTTGGTGCACCTGCAAAGGTTTCAATTACAGAAAATGACAACAAGATTTTAATTCAAATATTATCTTATGACACATCAGGTAAATTAACAAACATTGTTTCAAATACTTTAAGACAGAACATAGCAAATTATTTGTCAAATTACAGGATGATGAATGACTATATTTCAATCTTTAGTGCTGAGGTAATTGACTTAAGTGTTGATGTTGCAATTGTACTTGATTCGGCACAAAATTCAGGACAAGTAATTTCAAGTGTGGTTGATAAGATTTCTGAATATTTTAATCCACAAGTAAGACAATTAGGTCAAAATGTTTACCTATCTGAAATTAGAAGTATTATACAAAATACAAATGGAGTTTTAACAGTTGCAAGTATAGACGTGTTCAACGAAGTTGGGGGACAATATTCTTCTGCAGAAACATCAATGATTTATTCTGACCCTGAAACAAAACTTATTGGACCTGTAGACGATACAATATTTGCACAACCTTCTCAAGTTTATCAAATTAGATATCCAAACAAAGACATCAGAGTGTCTGTGAAAAATTTCCAATCTATTACTTTTACATAACAAGTTTATTTATTTCTTCTTTAACTTATTATTTAGTTGTGTGGGCTTACATTAAAAATTCCACATAAACTATTTATTAATTAAAGAAATTGATGGGTCAATCGTATAGAATAAGGACTGAATTAGGGATTAACAAAACAATCAATGTTCAATTAGACCAAGAGTTTGAATTTTTAGAAATACTTTCACTAAAGATTCAACAGGAGGACATATACAACAGAAGTTGTGCGGATTACGGTTTAATTGTTGGGAGAGTTACTGCTAATAACGGTTTCGGTATACCTAATGCTCGAGTATCAATTTTTATTCCTATAGATTCAATTGATGAATCCAACCCAATAATATCAAGCATTTATCCATATAAATCACCTACGGATATAAATGAGGATGGATATCGATATAATTTACTACCTTACGAAAAATCATATTCAACACACGCAGCAACTGGTACCTTACCAAGTCGATTAGATGTTTTAACTGGTTCAACCGCAATCGAGATTTATGACAAATATTATAAGTTCACCGCAAAAACAAATATAAGTGGTGACTATATGATTATGGGTGTACCTGTGGGTCAACAAGACCTTGTGATGGATGTGGACTTATCGGATATTGGTGAGTTTTCATTAACACCACAAGATTTAATAAGAATGGGATTAGCAACCGAATCTCAAGTTGCGGGTAATAGGTTCAAAACATCAAACGATTTAAATTCTTTACCACAAATTATTAATATTGTTAAAAATATTGAGGTTTCTCCGTTATGGGGTGAACCTGATTTATGTCAAATAGCCGTTAACAGACTTGATTTTGATTTAAGAGAAACCGCAAACGTTGATATCCAACCTACGGCAACTTTTATGGGTTCTATTTTTAGTTCACCCGATTCAATGAGGGTTAGACCTATGTATAGTATACCAATAATTGGTACTATAGGAGGAAGACCAAAAGACAATTTAGGAAATTTATGTGGATTGATTTCAGGACCTGGTCAAATTATTGCGATAAGACAAACAATTAATCAAGATAGTGATGGAAATCCAGTATTAGAAACATATCAATTAGAACAAGCGGGTAACATTATTGACGGGGATGGTACATGGTTAACGGAATTACCAATGAATTTGGAATATTATACAACAAATGAATTTGGTGAAAATGTAATATCTAATGACCCGGCAATTGGAATACCAACAAAAGGAAAATATAGATTCAAAGTTAAATGGCAACAAGCAAGTGATTTAAGTCAACAAGTAAGAAGACCATACTTTTTGGTTCCAAACGTAAAGGAGTATGGGTGGAACGCGTCTAACTCTGACCCTTATTTGTATGGTAGTACAATAAATAAAGAAAAATTACAAAGTTCGTATTATTTTGGATTGGCTTGGAGTGGATATACTAATGGATTTAGTAAAACTTCAGGAAATGAATATTATGATAGAATAAATGAAATTGTAAATTGTGAGGATACTTTTTATCAGTTTCATTACAATAGAGTTTATACTGTTGCGCAATTAATTGATGAATATAAAAAAGGTGGTAGGGCAAGATTTATTGGTATTAAAGAAATAGATAGTAGTGATTGTGATACAACAGTTAATAAATTTCCAGTAAACGAAGGATTTAAAAATTTTGATTTATTATATTTTCTTTTTTCATTCATATTACAGATAATTCAATTAATTGGCGTTCCTTTAATTTATATTATTCGATTTGTCTTGTATTTGTATTACACAGTGTTAACTTTTTTCTGTAACCTTTGTGATATTGAAGTTTTAGGAAAAAAAATATTTCAATTTATTTGTGATGGTTTAAACATTCAGTGTCCTGTGGACACATCTACAGTTAATATGTCACTACCCATGTTAACCTATCCCGAATGTAGTACTTGTGAATGTAAAACAACTGTAACTACACAACAAACGCAACAAGTACAACAACCAGCACAAGTGTTACCAAATGGGAGTTTGAGTTATTTTTCATCTCCACCTTTATATGAAACAGCATTTCAATATCATTATAGTCCACAAGGTCAACAAGGTAACGATTTAGTTGCAATATCCTTAGCGTCGGCACAAGCAATGGGTGGTGTTTCAGACCAAGTATTTTTATCTGACCCAACAAGATATAAAATTCCTGTTTCTGATGTTGTAACAATGACAAGCCCACCAACGTTTAATAATCTTGGTGCCATTTCACAAAACTTACCATTAGGGGAAAGAATTAATATTTTTAACCAAAGAAATAATTTCTTTACAGGATTAAACAAAATAAAAGTTTGTTTTTCTAGTGATGTAAATGGAGGTATAACAGGAAGTAAATTCCACTATGATAATACTATTACAGTTGTTTCAAACAGTTCATACGCATCAGGACAACTTTTAAGTTTCGTTTCAACTCAAAACAGTTCAGATTTAAATTACAAATATAGTGCGGTCACTCTGAATGGCAACATATACGGTGTAAGTGGTACATCATATAATAGTAGCTCAAGTCCAACTACAGTGAATGTTTCTTATGCCACAGGTCAATATGTTAACTCAACACCTGTGACTTATAATTTAGCTTATGGTTCTGACATAACAACCAATAGTTTTGCTGCCGACGTTGAATATTTCCAAGTTTTAACCGCAATTACAATATCTCAATTACAATCTATTTGGAATACTGGTACAACACAATCTTTCCCAAATGTTTTGAATCAACCATCGGTGATTCAGACTTGGGACCTTGATAATCAAACTCCATATCAATCCGAGTCTTTTAATCCATTAGAATATTTTGAAGGTTATACCGACTTGTATGTTTTAATATTACAAAGAGGGGTTGACCCATACTCACCAAAATACATGAATGAATATGGTATTGGAAAACTTTTAGGGTTAGCAAATGAAGAAGATTTTATAATTAATGTTGAAACTAGATTGAACATACCAATTCAAGCATTAAGTGGAACATACCCAATAACAGTACAATCATTTTCCAATCAAGATGAAATTTATTATCAGTCATATTTCTTTAGACCTGGTATTGTTGGTAGTACAACTTATGGTTTTGAATACACAGCATACACTACAAATCAGTTGGGTTATTATGGTTCATTAGATGCAACAAACTACAACCCAACATACATGGGGCTTTTAGGTGATACAGTTGTTAGTAAAACTTCTAATGGTTTTTATTTAACAACTCCAAATAGTGCTACTTATGATTCAAGTGAAGATGTTTCTGGTTTAGGAATTATGAATATGGGTATCCCACCAGTCACAACACCTGTTGCAACAATTAATTATCCATATCCATCTTTTGATACATATTATTATACAAAGGCGTTTGGTCCAACTTTTACGCTTACAATTAGTAACCCTGTCAAAAATGTTATGAGAACAGATAGGTTACCAACCTCGGATATTCTTGATGGTGATTGGACTGTTAACCCAAGTATATTACAACAAAACCTACAATTTGCAATATATCTTGTTGGTGATTCAGGAACCTCTACATCAACAACACCTTATGGTGGAGGTGCTAATCAAGTAAGTCCTGATATTGGAGGATTACCAGGCTCAATTGGTGTATTAGAAAGTTTCAGTTGTGAAAAAATGGTTTCATTAAAATGTTATCAAGGATTTGGTACTAATTTTCAAGTTAATCAAACGTGTGCAACTTTAGACCCAGTTGAAAGGGGTTGTTATATTTTATTCAGAAATCCTTTAGATTTAAGTTTAGTAAATGAAGATTTAGAAACATGGGCAGAGTGGGGATTCAGATTTAGATTTATGTATGCACTTTGTAGAGGTGTGTTATCTCAAACTTTTACAAACAACTGGATTAATGGTACGTTGTTTGCATTCCCTGTTCAGGTAAATGTTTTTTATGACCAACAAAATAAACCGTTACCACCAGATGTTCCTTTTGAACTTGTTTATTTTGATGCTGATACAACAAATTTTTATTTCAGAAGTAGTCCGTACAGTGATATTACTAACAAGTTTATTGGTAGAACTACAGATGACACAGCGGT